GCAGGTGATGCTGGTAGATCAGAAGCCATTTCCCTTCTAGTAATTGATGAGGGTGCTTTTATTGAAGAAAATCGAATTGAAGAAATTTGGGGTTCCGCACAACAAACACTCGCTACGGGTGGTAGAGCAATCATATTATCTACACCTAATGGTACAGGTAACTGGTTCCACAGAATGTGGACTAAAGCACAAGATGGTACTAGTGGATTTACACCCATTAGATTGCCATGGACAGTACACCCTGAACGAAACCAAGAGTGGAGAGACAAACAGGATGATGAGTTAGGGGATAGAATGGCCGCCCAAGAGTGTGATTGCGATTTTACAACCTCTGGAGATACAGTATTTCCTCCCGAAATATTAAATCTTATTGAAACCACAATGATTAAAGACCCCCTAGAAAAAAGGGGTATAAATAATAGCTTATGGGTTTGGGAATACCCTGATTATACAAGACAATATATGGTTGTAGCTGACGTAGCAAGGGGTGATTCAAAAGACTATTCAGCATTTCACATTATAGATATTGAAACTTGTACACAAGTAGCTGAATTTAAAGACCACATCCCTACAAAAGATTTTGGGCGAATATTATATAACATAGCAACTGAGTATAATAAAGCATTATTAGTAATTGAAAATGCAAATATTGGTTGGGCAGCAATTCAAGAAGTAGTTGATATGGGGTATGAAAATTTATATTATAGCCCTAAAGACGAAAAATTTACTCGTGATGCCGAAGCCTATATTGCTAGAGGATATGATTTAATAGATAAATCAAAAATGGTACCTGGTTTTACTATGTCACTTAGAACTAGACCATTAACTATTGCTAAATTAGACGCATATGTTAAAGAACAAAGTATTCAAATCCAATCAAGACGTACATTAGATGAACTAAGAACATTTGTTTGGAAAAATGGACGACCAGAAGCCCAAACTGGGTATAATGATGACTTAATTATGTCTATAGCCACAGCATGTTATGTACGTGACACAGCATTAAAATTTGCGCAACATGGTGTTGATTTAACTCGAGCTATGCTCAATAATACTACTAAAGCTAGTTATAATCCTTTCTTTACTAATACACAGATTAATGACCCTAAACAATCATATAAAATGAAAGTAAAAGGAAAAGATGAAGATTTATCTTGGCTTTTAGATTAAATATTTATACACACACAATAAACGATTAATATGGCAGATACTAGCTTATTTACAAGACTAAGACGATTATTTTCTAATGACGTTATTATAAGAAACGTTGGGGGTGATCAATTGAAAATAATGGATGTTGATCGTATTCAAAAATACGGTAGTTTAGAATCTAATTCATTATATGACAGATTTACAAGATTACATAGACCAGTAGGTTCTTCTTTACAATATAACCCTACACTTAACTATTCATCTATGCGACTTCAGTTGTATAGTGATTATGAGGCAATGGATTACGATTCATTAATTGCCCCCGCACTTGATATAATTTCAGAAGAAGCAACCTTAAAAAACGAATATGGGGATGTTTTAACAATTAAATCATCTAATGAAAATGTTAAACGTGTACTCCATAACTTATTCTATGATGTGTTAAATGTTGAATTTAACTTACCTTCATGGGTTCGTCAAATGTGTAAATATGGTGATTTTTATCTTCATTTACAAATATCTGAAAAATTTGGTGTATATAATGTTTTACCACTTTCAGTATATCAAGTAGTTAGAGAAGAAGGAACAGATCCAGGTAATCCTAATTATGTACAATTTATACTAGACCCTAACGGCTTATCACAATCTAATACTTATAGTGCTAGAAGAAGTGACCAAATGAAATTAGAAAATTATGAGGTAGCTCATTTTAGACTATTATCAGATGCGGCATACCTCCCTTATGGTAGATCTTATCTTGAACCCGCACGTAAAGTATTTAAGCAACTTATTTTAATGGAGGATGCAATGCTTATCCACAGAATTATGCGTGCCCCTGAAAAACGAATATTTTATATGAATGTAGGTGGTATTCCTCCTAATGAAATAGATCAATATATGGAACGTACTGTTTCTAAAATGAAAAAAACACCCTATATAGATCAAGATTCTGGAGATTATAATCTAAAGTTTAACATTCAAAACATGACTGAGGATTTTTATATCCCGGTTAGAGGTAATGATGCATCAACAAAAATTGAAACTACAAAAGGTCTCGATTACGATGGTACAACTGACATTGAATACTTAAAGAACCGAATGTTAGCGGCTCTTAAAATCCCTAAAGCATTCTTAGGATACGATGAAAACCTTGAAGGTAAATCAACATTAGCAGCTATGGATATTCGTTTTGCTCGTACAATTGAGCGTTTACAAAGAACTATAGTATCTGAATTACATAAAATCGCTTTAGTGCATTTATATACCCAAGGATTTACGGATTCGGATTTAGTAGATTTTGAATTAGAACTAACAGGCCCTTCAATTGTATTTGAACAAGAAAAAACGGAATTATATAAGTCAAAAGTTGAATTAGCTAATTCAATTACGGATAAAAAGATATTATCTACGGATTTTGTTTATAAAAATGTGTTTAATTTATCTGATAGAGAAATGGAACATGAAAGAAATAGAGCCCTTGACGATGCGGCTCACATATTTAGAGTAAATCAAATAGAAAACGAAGGTAATGATCCATTAGAATCAGGAGAATCATATGGTACACCACATGATTTGGCTAGTTTATATTCTACTAAACGTGATAAAACTGTTAAAGATGTGCCGGATGGTTATGATGAAAAAGAACCAGGTAGACCACCTGTTAAGCTTAGTAGATATGACACTGACCAAGCTAACATGGGTAGGGATCCATTAGGTAAAGCAGGTTTAACTGCTGATGATAGTCCTAATAGAACCAATGATGTTTCTACGTTTGCACTTGAAGAGAATTCTAGACTACTTAAAAAATTATCTTTAAATGTATTAAAGGGTAAACAAATACTAAAAGAAGAAAATAATTCTTCCCTTTTAGATGAAGAAAATATTATAAAAGAGTAAGCTTCAAAATTCCTTACATATTTATATAAGAATAAATATATTTATTTCATGAAATCTAAGCACTCTAAGTATAAAAATACTGGAATATTATTTGAACTGTTAACCAGACAAATTACGTCTGAAACTATTTCAAATGTATCTCCTAAAGCAGTAGGTATCTTAAAAAAATTTTTTAAACAAGACTCTAATCTTTTAAGAGAATATCAAATATACCATGCTTTACTTACTAAAAGGTATGATAAAGAAGCAAGTGCTAATGTACTTATTGAAACTTTAATTAACGCACATGCTAAGTTAAATAAATCTGTATTAAGAAAAGAAAGATATAATTTAGTTAAGGAGATAAAGGATATATATAATATAGAAGACTTTTTTAAAGCAAAAATTCCAAATTATAAAGTATATGCAAGTGTTTATAATTTATTAGAAAATAAATCTGCTACTCCTATGTCAATAGTTGATTCTAAAGTTACTATATTAGAACATGTTACTAATAAAAACCTTCCAAATAAACCTAAAAAAGAAATGGTTATGGAAGAATATGAAAAATTTGATAAAGAAACCAGAGCATTAACATATAAAATGTTAATGGAAAAGTTTAATGAAAAGTATTCTGGTTTAGCAAATAATCAAAGAGTCTTACTTAAAGAGTATGTTTATAATGTTTCTAATAGTCCTAAATTAAAAGCATTTATAAATAAAGAAATACTTAAAGTAAAATCAGAAATAGAATCCCTATTAGAAAAAACTGACCAAATCACTCAAATAAAACTTACAGAAGTTAAAAATTTAATTAAACCTCTTTGTAAAAAATCTTTTGTTCATGATGATAATGTAATTAATCTTTTAAATTACTATGAATTAATTAATGAATTAAAGTCTATTCAATCATGAGTATTAATGAACTTAGATCTCTCATTCGTGAACTCATTAAAACAGAAGTTAAAGAGGCCTCAACTACAGGTACTGGTACTTCTATTAGTGTTGGTTCTAGTGAAGCTTATGCTACACCTAGAGCATTTGGAAATAATAAAAAAAGAAAAAAAAGAAGTTATATGGGTTACAAAGAAATTAACGTAAAATAATAAGTTATGGCAAAGAAAATTAGCGCTTTTGAATTTGGAAAGGGGGATACAAATACTTCTCGTCCGGGTGTGCATGCTAAAACTAAAAATAGCAACCACAAACAATCAAAACATTATAAAAAAACCTATAGAGGACAAGGACGATGAAACAATTACTTATAGAACATATGCCATTTAAAGTAGATAAATTCTTAGTTGAACAATCTATTAAAGAAAACAGACCACTTAAAGTAGGTGGTATTATTCAAAGAGCTGGTGTTAAAAACCATAATGGCCGAATCTATGAGCAAGATATTCTAGAAAGAGAAATTAAAAAATACATTGATGGTCCTGTTAAAGAAAACAGAGCTTTAGGTGAGTTAGACCACCCAGAATCTTCTGTTATTAATTTAAATAATGTATCTCATAACATAGTAGAAATTACTATGAAAGGGGGCGATGTACACGGTGTTATAGAAATATTAACTACCCCTGCGGGTAATATTCTTAAAGAATTATTCCGCTGTGGTGTCACAGTAGGGATATCTTCTAGAGGAATGGGTTCAGTAGAAGAAAATTCAGATGGAGTATTAATGGTGCAAGAAGATTTTGATCTTCTTTGCTTTGATATGGTTTCAACCCCCTCAACCCCAGGTGCTTACATGTCTCCTATGAATGAAGGAGTAAATACCCATATTAAAGATTATACTAAAATTAATAATATTATTAGAGATATAATCTGTGATAACACGGGAATGTGTAAGTGTTAATCGTTACTAAAAAAGCCTTTAATAAAGTGGTAAATAAAAATAGCTGATGCTAAAGGCCACCCTAATATAACCCAAAATCTATCTGACCATTCCATTGGGTATCCCGCCTTTGTAATACTCCTTTCTAGGAAAGCTGCTACTATAACTCCAATTAAAAAGTAAGTACATACTGTTTGGAGATTAGTAACATCTTCAATAAAGGTTATTGCTAATAATTCTAATGGATTCATAATCTAATTGTTTTCCCTAAAGATACAAAAAAAGTTTTCGGTTTCCAAATTTATTTCATATTTATTTTGGAAGCATACACTATATTAAAATAGTGTCCCTGGATTTTAAAAACAAATCCCTATTAGAGATACTAAAATCTCTATTTCCCGTACATAATTTACTGGAAGCCACTTAAAAATTAAAAACAAAATGGCTAAAGAACTATTAAAAGAGGCTATTGCTGATGCAAAAGCTGTTAGAGAAGTTGCTTTGCAAAATGCTAAAATGGCATTAGAAGAAGCATTCGACTCTAAAATTAAAAACATGCTCTCTGCTCGATTAGCAGAAGAGTTAGAAGAAGATGTTGAACTTGAAGAAGAGTATATGGAAGATGAAAAGTCTGAAGGTATGTCTTACGACGAGGACGATAAAGTAGATGAGATGTCTTATGATGAAGACGATGTTGATGAAGCTTATCACGAAGATGGAGTTGACGAAGAAATTAACCTTGATGAACTCATGGCTGAGCTTGAAGAAATGTCTGATGATGACATGAAAGAAGGCAAAAAGAAAGACGATGATGACATGAAAGAGGGTAAGAAAAAAGACGACGACGACATGAAAGAAGGTAAGAAGAAGGATGACGACGACATGAAAGAAGGCAAAAAGAAAAATGACGATGACCTTAAAGAAGGTGACCAACTTGACGAAATGGTAGGTTTAGCCGCTGTTGGTAGCATAATTGCTGCTGCTGGTGGTATTGAAGCTATTTTATCTAAAGGTCGTGCTGGTAAACTTTCTGGTAAAATGGAATCTGTTTACAAAGCTTTAGAAGGTATGGCTGCTGGTGCAGGCGCTGCCCGTAGAAGTGAAGGTGCAGATGATCTTGAAGAAAATATCGACATTGATGCTTTAATTGCTGAAATCGAATCTGACCTTGAAGAAGGTAAGAAGAAAGATGACGACGACATGAAAGAAGGTAAGAAAAAAGATGATGAAGACATGAAGGAAGGTAAGAAAAAGGCTGAAAAAGACCTTGAAGAAGCCCTCAATACCGTTACTTCTCTTAAAGAAACCATTTCTGAAATGAATCTCCTCAATAGTAAACTCCTCTACTGCAACAAACTATTTAGAGCTAATGCACTTACTGAATCCCAAAAGGTTAAAGTAATTGATGCATTAGACAAATCAACTACAACTGGTGAAGCTAAATTGGTATTTGAAACTCTTCAAGAGTCATTTTCCTTTACTGGTGTAGAAAAAAGAGCAATTAAAGAAGGTTTAGGACGTGCTTCTAAAGCTGCTGGAACTGCTCCCAATAAGGTTATAACGGAATCCGTTGACGAGACAGTGTCAAGATTCCAAAAACTTGCAAACATTAAACTTTAAAAACCCACAATTATGAACGTAAATTCATTATTAGAGGGCTCAAACCCGTATAGGCAGTATAGCGCTGAAGCAGCTAAACTATCTTCTAAATGGGAAAAATCAGGTCTTTTAGAAGGCACTGATATGACTGAGTCCAGCAAAACAAATATGGCTATTCTTTTAGAGAACCAAGCCAAACAATTAGTAAACGAAGCCAGCGGTACTGGTACTGGTACTAACATTACTACCGCAAACAGTGAAGCATGGGCTGGTGTTGCTCTTCCACTCGTTAGAAGAGTATTTGGAGAGATTGTCGCTAAAGACCTTCTTTCTGTTCAGCCAATGAACCTCCCCTCAGGCCTTATTTTCTACCTTGACTTCCAATATGGTGGTGCTGATGGTACTGCACAACCTGGCTTCGATCAAAACGAAAGCTTGTATGGTGCTAATAACACACTTACCAAAAACGTTCTTCCATCTGATGAACCCGGAGGTACTAGAAACCAAGGTTTATATGGTGCTGGTAGATTTGGATACTCAATCAATGCTACACAATCAGTCGTTGCAGAGGTTGCTTCAGGCACAGCTGGTTACACAACCGCTTCTGCTACTTTCCAAGATATCCTCCAATTAGATTCTGATTTCTCTTCTTCTTACGGTACTGTTAGTGGTGGAGCAACTGGTGCTACTTCTATTGTTAGAATATTAAAAGTACCTACAGGTCTTTTATTAGATCTTGATGAAGATGGAGTAAGAGCCTATCAACCATCCGCTACTGGTATTAAGGGTTTCTTCCCTCAATTTACTAGAGTTAAGGATTCGCATGTAGAATTTGTTGTTTCTGGTGCTAATGACGCAGGTCTTGGTAACGTAACAGTACAATTCCAGAAAGGTCCTGATAACC